TATTCTGTTGGCGTTATCGGTGGGAAGCCGAATGCCGCCCTGATTTCGTTCGGGGTGTTCTTGCGGAATACATCTTCTTCCTGCATGATGGCTTTCCACGCAGCTGCGTCCAGCGCCTCAAGCGTTACCTCCGCTTGATGTTTCAGGCTGCGCAGCTTGAAAAATACCAGCACACCCAGCGCGATCCACTCCAACGCAGCAGCAAGCTCCAAAATCTCAATGATCATTTTCTTCTCCTTCCACTCCTTCCATAGTCGCTTGGCAGTATTGGCAGCGGCGCGGCAGGCTCTTCCTCACGCCGCCCTTTTTCCAGACTTCGACATGCGGCTTCTGCGGCCTGCCGCAGGCCGGGCAGCGGTAGACGTGGAAGATATCATCCCAGCGCCACCAATTCCCGGTGCGGCGCAACTGCTTCGCCGCGTTTTTAAGCAGCACGGTATAGCAGTCCGGCACATCCTCCTGGAACCATCCTGCGATGGGGCCGCCGTTCAGCAGGCACTTGTCGCAGTCGTCCACCCTGCACGCCTCTATCGCCTGCATGATCTCCGTAAAACTCATATTTTTTTTGCCGAGCAGCAGCTCTTCCCGGCGTTTTTCTTTTCTGCTCATCCCTGCGCCGCCTCCATTTCCTTGCGCTCTTGCATAAAGCCGTGCAGGAACAGCTCCAGCAGAGCGGCGGCGCGGTTGGTCAGATTTGTGAAATCCTTTTTGCTGATCTGCAGTTTGCCGGTCGTAACAACCTCAGTCTCCGGTCTGCCAATAATCTGAATCGTCGGATTTGGCACCAGTTTCTTTTGGTCGTCCTCCACTATGAAAAGCGGCGGCGTGGACTGCTCCATGACGATGCGCGGCGGGTATGCCTCGCCCCGGAAGCTGGTATCCCAATTCAGCTTTTCGTAGTACGCGACAAAATTGTCGAGGTCGTGCGCAAAAGTTCCCATGATTTCTGCCATTTTAATGCTCCTTTCACACTTCCACGCACTCATCGGCGCGGATATTGATGCGTTTGCCGCCGGACTGGATCACATAGCCGTGCCGCTTCGTGCTTGTTGGCGGGCTGTATCTTTCCGCCGGGTAGATCCGCCCGACGGCCGGGCTCAGCTCCGGGTAGATTTCTACCGGCTTTGTGATGCGGATGTTTACCCGGCTGTGCGGCAGGCGGAGCTCGCCGTTTTCGGCGCGCATGCGCTCTCCGCATTGTATGTGTCCTTCGGCCCGCACTGCTTTGATGTTTGCGTTCCTGCATTTCGGTGAGCAGCACGGCTTGTATGTTCTGTACTGCCGCAGATAGCCCGGCGTCCGGTAAAATTCCTTCCCGCACTGCGGGCAGATCAGCTTGACTAATTCCTGTTTCATGCGGTCACATCCCTTTCGTCTGGGGGCCGGTATTCCGGCCCCCGTAGGCAGGACGGGCTTTCACCGTCTGCGCACCGGCGCGCCGCGCTCGCCTGTCAAACGCTGCGCATTTCCGGGCGAGCCGCCCTTGACTGCCATCAGGCGGCTTATAAAAAGGAGGCAAGCGATGCCGTCAGGCGATGCCGACCCGACGGTGGGGTAACGTTGACTGGTTCCGTTCGCGCGCACGTCCCACACGCGCTTTTTTTATCCCCGGCGCACGGGCTTGAGGGTTTTACCGTGCGCCGGGTGCAAAGCCGAGGAAAGTTCCCCCCGCAGCCGTCTCAAGGCAAAGCGGCTGCGGCATATGTCCAAAAAATAAGGTTCCCCGGCTGATTGCCTATTCCTTGGTGCTGATATCCTTGTGCAGCAGGCCGTCCTCGCTCTTTTTGAACGGCAGCGCCTTGCGCCGCGCCTGCTCCTCCGGATTCCAGCCGCACCGTTCGCAGAAATCCGGTGCGAGTTTTGCGTACTGGCAGGCGTTTCCGCCTTTCGGCAGGCCGCACCCTGCGTGCGGGCTGCTCTCGTTTTTTTCTTCCGGCATGTTTAAATCTCCTGTATGTCGATTCCAAATTTTGATCGCATGAATTTCCG